ATATATGAACGTTATTTTTTTTTAATATTTATTATAATCAATTAATATATATCAAATTAATATATCAAATTAATTAAATATTAAATATACTTAAATCATAATCAATACATATATCTTTATTTTTTGATTTTAATATATTTTTAACATCTCTAATTGAAATATTCCCATATTTAACCATAAATAATCCAATTATTAATGGGCCAATATTTTTACCAGTAGAACATGATATTAATATTGTATTATCAATATAATTTTCATTAATATAATTTAATATTTTGTCTATATTCTTAATTAATAATGGTATATCAGTATGATGATTCAAATCTTCAGTTAATGGTATTCTTATTTTTTTTATATCAATATCTAAAAAACCTATATTATTAGTACAATTTATAACTGTATTGATATTATATTTTATATATATACTTTTATCTAATGATGTGTCAATATTTGAACCAAAAATATTATGAATATATTCTATTAACATATTTTAATAAATAAAAAAAATTTGATATTTATTCATAAAAATATTTAAAAAATAAATATGGAATTTGATAAATTATTTGGTGAATTGGATAAATTAGAAAAAACTATAGAACCAAATGAATGTTGTTTATCAATAAATAATTATATATTTATAAATGAACTAGTTAAGTGTAAAAAATGCGATACATTAATATCAAATATATCTGATAATCCCGAATGGAGATTTTATGGATCCGAAGATACTAAATCTTCAGATCCCACCAGATGTGGTATGCCCTTAAATATTCTATTACCCAAATCATCTGTTGGTAGTATTGTATCAAATCAATATTCAAAAGATAAAAGTATGTTTCAAGTTAAAAAATATACAGGTTGGAATAGTATGACATATAAAGAAAGAAGCACTTATAAAGTATTTACAGATATATCAGATATTGCTAAAAAAAATCAATTGCCCAGTAAAATTGTAACAGAAGCTAAATCATTATACAAAGTGATTTCAGACACACAAATATCTCGTGGTAATAACAGAAAAGGAATTATTGCAGCATGTTTATATTATGCTTGTAAGAATTGTGCCGTATCTAGAAGTTCAAAAGAAATTGCTCTTATGTTTAATATTACCACATCTGTAATGACTAAAGGAACTAAAACATTTCAAGAAATTATTCATATGAGTAATTCTAAAAATAGAATTAAAGAAGCTAAATCAATTATACCAGAAGATTTTATTGATAGATTCTGTAATAAATTAAAATTAAATTCTGATGATATTAAACAAGTTAAAGATATATCTGAAATTATCACACAGGTTAATTTAATATCTGAAGTTAGACCAGATTCAATAGCAGCTGGATGTATTCTATTCTATTGTAATTATAAAAAAGATTCCTTAATAAATAAAAAAGAAATATCTAAAATATCTCAAATATCTGAAGTAACTATTAATAAATGTTGTAAAAAAATTGAAGAAAGTATTGAACTTAAATTAGACTAATACATATTTTGTAATTACAAAATAAACAAAACCCATTAATAATGATTTTAAAATTAATCCATATAAATTAAGATTTTCTCCATCCAATAAAAATGAAATTTTCATAGATTCAATTAATTGAGCACTATGTGGTAATACTGCTAAAAATGTTAATATTGCTACAATACCAGGAAATTTTAAATCTAATTTTAATTTATCTACTAACGATATTTCTTTTTCTTCTACTTCTGCGGTTTTTTGTCTCTGCATCATCTGTTGTTGCATCATCTGTTGCTGCTGCATCATCTGTTGTTGTTGCATCATCTGCTGTTGCTGTTGTTGCTGTTGGTGTTGTTGCTGTAAATGAGCTTTTTCTCTATTTACATCAACTGATGCGGGTTTAGCTTCAACAGATTCATCTCCAGGTATATCTTGATTTAATTCACTTATTATGGAATCAACAATATCTTCTTCTTCTTTCGATAAACTAGTATCTAAATCTTTTAAATTTGTCTCTTTAGCCATTATAACTAATCTCATTATTATTTTTTTAATTTATAAACGCCTTAAACTTTAATAACTAATAAATCATCTGTAATAGATTTCCATAATGTATTAACTACAAATAAAGCAAGTAATATTGATATAATATAACTAATTATTTCATTCATATTAATATATTATAAATTATTTTTTAATTAATATATTATTACTTGTTTTATTTGTGATATATTTATACATTATTCCAATTAATAATGTTAATAAAAATACTCTACAGTTGATAATCATAATATTATTAATAATATTTTAATAATCATCATAATTATTTATTTTTGGTTTTTTGTTTTTATCAACTTTTATACCAACCCTTTTCTCTATAATTTTTTCTACAATTTTTGGTTTAATATTTAATAACTCAATAATTTTATCTTTTTGAACTTCATCTAATGTATTATAATCTTTTAACATCGCTATTAAAAAAATATAATAATTACTTTTATCTAATTGTTTAATTATATTTTCAGCTTTACCTATATAATATTGTTCATTTTTATCGCTATCTATTTTATCATCAAAATTTAATGATCCATCAAACATATCCACTATTAAATCCATATTTGATTCAACTTTTTTATCTAAACTTTGGAAATCCATTATTAACTTATATATTATAATTTGAATCTATTTAAGTATATTTTCATAATATAATATAAATATGGAAACTAAAATATCTAGAAATGGATATGTTATTAAAAAAACTGAATTAACTTGTAAACAAATTAAAGAAATTAAAGATGATTTAACTGTAAAACCATTTACAATGAATGATTTTGGTTCTGGTAATGAAAAAAAGTTTAGTTTATATTTAGAATCTCCAAAAAAACTATATATACCTAGATTTTATGGATTAGAAAAGTTTGGTAAACCAACAATAAACAAAATGATTGATGGAGAAAAAATAAATATTAATTTTAAAGGTAATTTACGAGAAGAACAATTACCTATATATGATACTTCAATTAAACATATTAATGAAAATGGTGGTGCTATAATTTCTTTAAAATGTGGAGGTGGTAAAACAGTTCTCGCTTTATATACATTAGTTCAATTGGGTTTTAAAGCAATTGTTCTAGTCCATAAAGATTTCTTAATGACTCAATGGTATGATAGAATTAAAGAATTTATACCCGATGCAAAAATAGGTAAAGTTCAACAAAATACAATAGATATTGAAGGTAAAGATATTGTATTAGCAATGGTTCAGAGTTTATCTATGAAAGAATATCCAGAAAATACGTTTGATAGTTTTGGAACTGCTATATTTGATGAATGTCATCACTTAGGTGCTGAAGTTTTTCATAGATGTATGAGTAAAGTTGCGTGTAATAATATGATCGGATTAAGTGCTACTCCAAATAGAAAAGATGGATTAAAAAAAGTATTTGAATGGTATATTGGTAATATATGCTATATATCTAAAGATAAAAATGACGATTATGTTGAAACAAAAATTATTAAATATACAAATGATGATACAAAATATAGTAATATTGAATTAACATATCAAAAAAAAACATGCTGCCCTAAAATGATTAACAATATTTGTAATTTTAAAGATAGAACTAGTTTTATTATTAAAGAATTAATTCCATTATATGAAATGGGTAGATGTATATTGATTTTAAGTGATCGTAGAAATCATTTAAGTGAAATTCATTCAATATTAAAAGAAAAAAATATTGATTCTGGATTTTATGTTGGTGGAATGAAACCCCAAGAACTTAGAGAATCACAAGAAAAAAATATTATATTAGGTACATTTTCCATGGCTTCAGAAGGTATGGATATTCCAAAATTAAATACTATTATACTCGCTTCACCTAAATCTGATATTATTCAATCAGTTGGTAGAATTTTACGAGAAAAAAAAGAAACTAGAAAATTTCATCCACTGATTATTGATATTAATGATGAATTTTCTATATTCATTAATCAATCAAATAAACGATTGAAGTTTTATAATAAATGTAATTATGATATTAATATTTATCAATTAGATGGTTCCTTTGTTAAATATGAAAAGAAAAAAGCTAAAAAGAAAAAAACTAAAACATTGGATTTAGATGAATGTTTATTATAATTATTCATTATTCATTATTCATATTATTCATATTATTCTTTTGATATACTTTATAATTATATTCTTCATTATCTACTAATAGTTTACCACCCATTACTCCAGTAACATTTACACTTATATACTTACTAGGATCATCTGGCTTAAGATCTACATCTAATGAAATATATTCTCCCGGAAATACTACTTTATAATTATCTGATATAATATTTGTAAAATGTAAAAATATTTCTTTATCCTTCCACTCACATTCTGAAATTATTTTTACGAATCCAAATCCTTTTGTTTTATTAAACCAATTCACTCTACCAATATGTTCACCTATTGATCTTTCTTTAATACTGCAATCATCCATTGATTTAGCTAATTCATGAGTTTCTTCTGTCATTTTATTATATCAGTAATTATTATCTTTATATATTTTCAATGTTACATATTATAATTAAATTATCAATCATTTTTATAATTATTTTTATTATTAAAAATATTCACGATATTAATAAGTTTAATTCAGAATCTAATATTATTGAAATAGATGATACTGAATACATAAAAGGTAAAGAAAACATACAAGACCCATTATTAATTAAATATAATATTAATTCTAATATTACTGATATAAATACTATAATAAATGAAAATATAAATGATTTTATAATTGAAAATAATACTTTAACTACTTTCACTGATTTAAATTCACAATCAAATATATATATACAAAATAGTTCTAAATTATATGATATATTAAATCTATCATCTATTCATAAAGAAATATTTACATATTTTAATAATATGTTTTCATTCAACAAAAAACATTATGCATCAATTTATAAAGGAACTAATAATACTCCAATAATTAAAAATAAACATAATATACATTTATTAATATGTTTAATGGGTGAATGCGAACTATTTTTGTATAATCCTAAACATACCGATATATTAAATAATAAAAATATTAAAAAATGGTCTTCTACTATTAATATTAATAGTAATAATGATAATATTGTATATATTCCACCTAATTGGAATTATTCAATTGAAACTAAATCTGATTGTATTTTATCTAGCATTGACTGTGATAATCTATTTACTTTTTTATATAATGATTATCGTAATTAATATATCGTAATTAATATATCGCAATTATCCTCATCCTTAATAAATTTGAATTTATCTTAAATAAAATAATTAAATACAATAACTCATTGCTAAACTAAATTTAACTTTCACCTTAGTTTAAAACAACTTTACTCTCCAACTTCTCTTTACAAAATGACTCTCATTCTTTCTTCTTCTAACCTGAACCTTGATGGTGTTGATACACAAACACCTTGGCATACCGATGGTATTACAACTGAAGACTATGAAATGGCTCAAGAATGTGGCCTGATCACTCCTCGCAATGATAAACGCCTTGAACAAGAAATTGAATTCAATAAGATGATTGATTATGATGTAGAATTTGAACGACAGGGAGATGAGTTTATTCAAGAATTTGAACATGCTTGGGACGGTTCTTCATACAATTGTGAATATCCAGACTACAGCAAAACTTTTGAATATATTGATGTCCGTGTTGTCATGAAAAAAGAAAATTTTGCAATTGGCACAATTGATGGTGATAATAATGTCTATATCCCCGCCGGACTCATGAACATGCTAACTATCGGGGAAATTGTTCAGATGAATATCGTCTATCATCCACAGGGTAAAAATACTTGGAAAGCAATCTACACGCATCCGAAATATAGTCCAATTATTGTTGACCAGTTTATCTCTCTTACAGAAAATAACCAATGTGATCATCTATCTCAAACATTTGATATCCCTAAACAAAATATTGGGAAAATGATCGGCAAGAATGGTATCTGTATCCAAAAAGTCCTCAACGATATTGTCTACCGTAACAAAAAAGCAAAAGAAGTTTTCACTATGAAAGAAGATAATAAGAACGTAGATATGACTCAAGATACTGTTCCAAAATATGATGTAAATAATTTTGATGATTTTACACAAGTTAAAGTTTGGGATATCCCTAGCTCCCGAAACAAATCAATGAAAGATTTCAATCAAATTAACGAAATCTTCATGAAACTATACTGTTAATTATTTCTGTAAATATATAATTAAAGCCATAAATCCTCCGAGTGCTGTCGTAAAAGTTCCAATTGGATCTAATAATGTATTCCTAGTTTTCCCTGTATATACTAAAAATTCACCAATAAACCACAAAATACCCCCAATTAATGCTAAAACTAATGCTAATGAATTTAAAAATAAAAAATTTTTTATTTTAAATGAATTTTTATTTCCAAGTATTATCCAAATAATAGATGAAGTTATAATACCTATCATATATCCATCCATTCCATTTAATTCTGTTTCATAAATATTATTTATTCCGTATCCTATACAAATTATAATTATTGTTATTAAAAAATATATAAAAACATCCATTTATATAAAATATATATAGATTTAAAAAAATATTTTTTATTAAAAAATTTACATACCAGGTTCATCCGGATAATCACCTAAATCTCTTTCAGCAATTAATCTATTAATTCTCCTAGGCATAGTTCTAACTGTTCTTCTTCTTCTCATACGACGATTAAATTGTTGTCTAGATTCATTTTGTCTGGGAATAGGTGCCAATGTTGATGGATCATATCTAGGCCGATCATTAGCAGATAATGCTTTACGACTTTTCATTGAATTCATAGATTTTTTCCTTGTTTTCATACTAGATCCACCATACATACCTGGTTCATCCGGATAATCACCTAAATCTCTTTCAGCAATTAATCTATTAATTCTCCTAGGCATAGTTCTAACTGTTCTTCTTCTTCTCATACGACGATTAAATTGTTGTCTAGATTCATTTTGTCTGG